TCAGCCAGAGAAAGCAAAAGAAGTATTAGCCAATGGTAATCATTTGTTTTGGTGCTTTGAATCCAGCCCAACACTAAAAGATTTAGATGAAGAAGTATCAGCATTTGAAACCATATGGGGCAAGAGTCCAGCACTTATAGTTGTAGATAATCTAATGGACATAGCAATGGATGGACACGATGAGTTCGGTGGTATGCGTGCAGCAATGAAAGAACTTAAGTATCTAGCCAGAGATACAAACGCAGCACTACTTGTATTGCACCATACCAAAGAAGGATATGAAGGCAGTCCGTGTCAGCCAAGGTCATCAATCCAAGGATTAGTTAATCAGATACCAGCAATGGTATTAACTATCGGTCAGATGAAACAGGCAGATATGAACTATCTATGCGTAGCAGCAGTCAAGAATCGCTATGGTAAGGCAGACCAAACAGGTAACAACTATGTTACTCTTGCATTCAACCCAGAATCTATGTATCTAGATGATGTTATGATTCGTTATATGCCACAACAACAGGAGTTTGAATGAGCAATCCACGCAAAGCAAAGGGTTCCAACGCAGAACGAGATGTAGTTAATTGGTTAAAGAAATGGTACCCATATGTAGAGCGTAGAATTGCAGGTGCACACTTAGATAAAGGAGATATAGCAGGAGTTAATGGTGTAGTTATAGAGGTAAAGAACCACAAGAAATTAGATTTATCTGCATGGATAAAAGAGTTAGAAGTAGAAATTAAAAATGATAAAGCATGGACAGGTGTAGTAATACACAAGCGCATAGGCAAAGGAGATGTAGGAGAATGGTATGCAACAATGCCAGCAAAAATATGGATAGAATTAATTAGGAAGATTAATGGACAAACATGATGTATCTGCCTACCTAACACACGTAGGCGCCACCCTGCCAGCAGTGGGGCATGGTTGGCGCAAGATGAAGTGCCCATTCCACGGAGATAAACACGCATCAGCAGCCATTAACTATGAAGAAAATAGATTCAAATGTTTTGGTTGTGAAGCACAAGGTGATGTATACGATTTAATAATGTACAAAGAAGGAGGTAATTACATTGAGGCTATCAAATTCGCAGAGAGCATATCTCTTGCAGGCAACAGACCAGTACGCAAAGGACCTGCATCTAGCAGCAGAGTATCTTTCAACTCGGCATCTCTCGGTAGAAGAGGGCAGAGGTTTTAGTTTAGGTGTAGTAGCAGAGCCATTGCCAGGTCATGAAGCATACAAAAATAGATTAGCAATCCCTTATATAACGCCATCAGGTGTGGTTGATATTAGGTTTAGAAGTATGAACAATCACGAAGACCCTAAGTATATGGGTGTACCTGGGGCTAAGACTACAATGTTTAATGCACAAGTAGTACTAACAGCAGGTAGTTATGTATGTGTAACTGAAGGTGAGTTAGATACAGTAGTGCTATCAGTTAAGACTGGACACCCATCAGTTGGTATACCTGGAGTTAATAACTGGCGACCATATTATGCAAAAATACTAGATGATTTCGAAACAGTAATTGTATTAGCAGATGGTGATAACGCAGGCTTAGAGTTTGGTAAAAGATTAAGTAGAGAACTACACAATGTTAATCTACTACAAATGCCAGAAGGACACGATGTTAATAGTATCATTGTGCAAGAAGGAAAGGAATGGATAGATGAGCGAATTCGAAAATGCTTGGGAAACTGACGAAGAATTTTGGGAATTTGTTGGAGACAACAGGAAGTTAGTTGGCATAGCAATATCAGATGGACAGGGGCTAGACATTCTTAATGCACTTAAAGATATCTATACTACTATAGAGAAAGAACCAGAGAGTGCTATGCGTATGCTTACCCTATTAGGTACAGTTATATATGCAAGCAGCATAGGTGAAGGTAAACAATTCACAGATGAAATACAAGTAGTATCAGCAATGGAACAATTCGATACAAGTATGAAGGAGATATTAGATGAAGAATCCAGGTGATATAGATACAATTACAAATGAACTAACATCTATCTTGCTTAAGAAGCAACAAGATTATGGTCCGCTGAATATAGCCCATGCCCCTGGCGGTGCTATGAATGGACTGAGAGTTAGGATGCATGACAAACTGGCTAGGCTAAATAACCTAGTAGATAAAGGCAACACTCCGAACTATGAATCAATTGAAGATACCCTTATAGACCTGGCTAACTATGCGATAATAGGACTATTGGTACAAAGAGGGCAATGGGAAGGTTATCTACCCTTGCCATGGAGTATTCCAGAAAATATTCTATAATTGAAACTGCAGATATAAGACAGATACTATGGATGTGGTTTGTTACCCATCCAAATAAATATACAGAGTGGTCTAAGTTACCGCCCAAAGATAAAGAAAAACTAATTGCCAAATCATTACGCAATGCTGCGCTTAAATATTGTGAGCAAGAGAAAGCCCGTAAGTTTGGTTACGATATGGTTGACCTTTACTACTATGACTCATCGGTAGTTGAGGCATTTTTGCCATCTATCCTGGCGGATAGTTATGAGATACCTACAAAAATCAAAGACCTTAACTTTCAATTCGGAAAATCAGGAGAAGTAACAGACGGAAACAATTGGTTAGTTCTCAGGTCAGACATAGAGAAAGCATTCAATCAGTTAACAGAGGCTAAACAAAATATTTTAAGATTAAGATTTACCACAGATAACTCCGAGTGGAGTGAGTTAGCCAAAGAATTAAACACATCTGCTGATGGTGCACGCAAGCGTGTTGAACGTGCAGTTAATTCTTTGATTAGAAATCTAGGTGGATGGCGTACTTACAATGATACGGATAACCTAGATGTTAAAGAAGAAGATGAAGACGATGACTCAAGAGCCTAAAGAAATAAAAGATTTATTTAAAAAGGATTACAGTAGAGCAATGGACTTGCGTGGTAATCCAATAGGAGATATCTGTGTATGTGGTTCAGAATTATTTACAGCAATAGTAGCCTTTGAATATGGTGAGATAGCATTTTACTTTCTAGATGGTGAGTGTGTAGACTGTGGCTCATTGGTTACCTTACCTACACCAATAGATAATATAGGAATGGATTGCGATTAATGCCTTACTATGATTTTGAATGCAAGGTCTGCACTAAAGTAATAGAAACGAATGATTCTGTCCCACCATTTTGTACATCTTGCGGAAATCTTATGACTCGTATATGGTCCTCCACGCCAGTACATTTTAAAGGAAGTGGCTTTTACTCAACAGGAGGATAATAGTTTTGATTGATTACCCAACATGGAAAGATATACCAGCATGCAATGGTATTGATGTAGAAGTATTCTTTACAGAAGAGAGAGGTAATTATCCCCACCTTGATTATGTTAAGAAAATGTGCAACACTTGCCCAGTACGAGTCCAGTGCCATGACTATGCAATAGATAATCTAGTGCACGGAATATGGGCAGGAACTACTATGGAAGAAAGGAATAGATACAGAAGTAAACGTGGAATAGTTGGTAAAACAGTTGTTCCCATATCTGTATTTAATAGTAACTATGAGTAAACTATCTGACTTTGATTTAGATTTATCTGTTGGACATGAGGGTGAATCATTAGTCAATCAACTACTAACCAATGGTAAAACCATTGAGGTTAAGACAGACCTTAAATGGAAGAACACTGGCAACTTATATATAGAAACTGTGTGCTGGTCACACAATAATGAAGAGTGGTATCCATCTGGTATATCTACAACTAAGGCTGAGTACTGGGCATTTGTATTAGAGGGAACTGTATTAATGGTACCAATAGAACATTTGCGGCGTGCCCTTACCATGTATGGTCATCCCATTACCTGTAATATAGAACCTAATCCGTCAAAGGGTTATCTGATACGACCAGATAAAATCCTGCAGGTAGTACAAGGGTTATCTAAGTAGAGGGGAACTGCTTAGAAAACAAAAAAGACCCCCGCTCCTAGTATTTCTACTAAGGCGGGGGTTCTTCTTGTCTCTAAAGGGCGTTTAAAGCCCAATTAGGGGTATTTAATTACTCGCTTCCACGTCCAAATTCTGTGGCAGATGGGTCCAACCACTTAAGAACTGGCCCTGCAAGACCTGCTAATGCTGCTGCACCTAATTGCTTAGGGTCAGTAATCCCGCTCAAGTACAACTGTGGGTTCATTTGTTGCTCCTTTATTTTGTATTGCTATGTACCTTACAACAGGTACAAACTGGGGTTGTGTATGCTTTCTTTGCTGGCACTGGTGTAATAAATGCAACTAATGTTGCGAATGGACTAGGTTGATTCATCCACCAAAACCAAGGGCTAGTGTCATTAGACTTACTAGCATTGATAGAAATATGTAGATGTTTAGTATGAGGATTGCTACCAGTGTAAGGCCGATTGCCAGACCTAGCCTTATCACGGGACCATATTTTTTTATTAAAGATAAGATATTTAACACGTTCATCCTCTTTTAACTTCTCAAAGATTACTTCACAATCAATTCCATTCTTTGGGTCATGCGTTAAGTCTACTGCTAATCCAGTATTATGGTCTGAGTTAGGGCTTGCCTTTGCATGAGCAGCAGATGGTAGTAAACCATCTGATAGTTTATTTCTTGTTGGTTTAAGTGCTGTTGCTTGACGCAATACTGCTATTGCAGCAGGTGTTGCCTTCTTTACTATTGCTTTCATATTGACCACCATCCATTGAAGCCAG